CTCATCTCCAAGAAAAATAGCTACATGATTTAAAGTTGAATCTAAAATACTCATCAGTAAAACATCTCCAGTTTGTAACTTTTCATCTGGTCTAAGTTCTCTAAATCCTGTTCGCCAAGCATAGCTTTCAAACAAAGGATCTTTCATAAACTCTTCTGGAGTAATGGTTCTTTCATAGTCTTTTAGAGTTATACCTTTTTCCTGTTTGTAATAATCTCTTACCAAACTCCAACAATCTGTAATACCCCATACCCATTGCCGACCAAGTAAAGGTGCTTCATATCCCTGCGGTTCATAATATCCCCATTTTTTTGTTTTAGGATTAACAATATGCCACGGAAGTCCACTTTGTTCACACGCAACCTTATCTGCCTGACTAGCTTCTGGAGGTGTTGTCGGATGACTATGAACAATAGCAGTTACTTCTCCTACATTTGTAGCCTTTACATAATCTTCTGGATCTAAAATAAAACATTGATGTGCTGTCATTGAAAGATTACGACAAGGATAATATCTTTCTTTTCCTCGAATATTTAACAAAAGACCAACAGATTCTTTTGGATCTTCTGTTTCAGCATGATTAAGTGCAGCGTCTTTCCAATTCATGAAGCAATCGTACCAATAGAAGGAAACTCGGCTCTAGTACATTGTCTATTTGGAGCACGAATACCAGCAAGATCAAATACAGAAGCTAATTCAAATTGAACCACCTCTCTATTTTCTGCTGATTTTCTATCTATTTTATATATTTCCTGCGGAAACTCTGCTGTAGAATCTGGTGTTCCATAAGGATTTATGTCTCCAGGAAAATTAACAGCATCTAAAAATCTTGCAAGAGTTCTAATACGAGTAACAGTCGCACCAGTAAGATCATTACCAGCAGTTGTTGTATTTACACTGAGCAAAATAGCTGTGATAGTTCCTAGTGCATTACTGACAGTTAATGTTGGTCGAGGTAACTGTCCTTGCCTAAAAGCAAAACCTTCTGCTTTTATTGGAAATCTTTGATAACTATTACCAGCCCAAACTATCTCTCCATTATCTTTAAGACTACTACCTGCATGAAACCTATAAATAGTAGTAGCACCATGCAAATTATTATCAAGTTGTAAGGTAAAAAGTTCAATTATTGCTGACGGGTTTGTATTCTGAAGATTGCTAACAATAGCAGAACTGCTCATGGTTCAAACACCTCTCTAAATGTTGCTTGAATTGTTGCTCTATTGTTATATGGTATAGATTTATTCCAAGTCTCGCAAACATATTGACCAGCACCAGATAAAGTAATTGAAACATTTCCACTATTGGTAGCACTGGCAGCAGCAGTGACAGTAAAAACATTTGAATCAGTAACCGAAGCGACAAGAAATGTACCATCAGTTGCAGATCCAGAAGTGTAATCAATAGTAAGTTCATCTCCTACAGCCACACCATGACTTGTAATCGTGATTGTTACTGTAGTTCCTGATTGAGAGTAAGTTCCTGTTTTTGTAAAACCTTCTCCTGGTGGAGTAAAAGTAAAGCTGGCACTATCATTAGCACGACTGTCAAGGAAGCCTTCTATCGTATCTGCATCTGTTTCTGATACATTGAAAGTAAGATTGAATATCTTAGGATTTTGATGAGCAGCAAGTCCAAATAATATTCTATGTTCATATCCATCAGCAAAACGAACTGTTCTAGTATTAGGTGCGGATCTTTTCTGCTGTCCGTAAGTTGGTGTGATTGATGGAAAAGTAGCCATTATGCAAGTAAACCTCCAGGTCTTTTCTGTTTAATTAATTCTGTCTCTATAGCTGCTGATAATGCAATACCTAATGCTCTACCTTCATCTTCATCTCCTTCTACGTTAGAACCAGAAGCATCTACATTTACAACTATATTCATACCACCCATAGCATGATTTGGAATTATAGTACCTGCTCTGTCAGGAACAAAAAGCTCTGGCCCTCTTTCTCCTACAATTGAAGGTCTGCCAACAGGAGGTCTACCACCATTAGCAAAAGCACCAGCACTAATTAAACTTGTATCAAATCCTGTGTCAAAAACACCTTCTGTTATAAAAGGAGCAGCATTTGAAGCTGCACCGCCAAACATATTTCCAAACAATCCAAGAAATCCTTTTGATATTTGTGCAGCCATCATCTGTGCAGCCATATCCAAGAAATGATCTGCTATACGCATAAACATATTTCTAAACGCATCTTGAACACTCATTGTTCCTTTTATTATTCCTTTAAATGAATTTTCAAAAGCACCACTAAATGCTTTGGCAAACTCTACTGCTTGAAATCTCATATCATTAAATTTTTCCATTTCTTTGTTCAAATTAACCAATGCAGCTTGTACAGGATCAGCCATAATTATTGATTGATTCAATAATTCTTCACTAATTTGTTTTTGAATATTAAGTTTGTCTAATTCAAATTGAACTTGATTTCTTGCTTCGTCAGTTAAAAGACCTGATAGATTTTTTTCTTTAACTGTAATTTGTTCATTTATTTTTGCTAAATCAATTCTTTTCTTTAATACATCTAAATCTTCATTTCTGAATGTCAAACTCTTTTGTTGTATGTCTAATTGACTTTGTAATGTAGATAATTCAAAATCTCTTCTTTCTTTAATTAATTTTTGTAAATCTTCATTAGCAAAATTTCTTGTGCCTTCTGTACCACCTAAACCTATTTCATTCATTTTCTTTTCAAATATCTCTGCTGCTCGTGCCTCTACATCTATTTGATCTCTTATTTTACCTTCTGTAAATAAATCAAGCCCTGGCTTGAAAAAATCTATAAATGGATTTCCAGTTTTTGCTCCACCAGAAACATTTGCCTGACCACGTTGTAACCTTGCTTCTTTTACAGCTTGTGCCTGTGCTTCAGTTTTTAGTCCACTAACAGTTTGGAAACCTAATGCCCTATTAAGTTTTTCTAAGAAAAATGTTAAAGGTCCAGCTACAAACATAGCCATACCTGTTCCTAACTTTTGTAATTCATTTTCAAATCTTATGGATTCTTCTGATAAAGAATCTAAAGTTTGTTTATTTGTTCCGAATGTTTTATTAAATTGATCTAAAACTGTTTGTGCTGCAACCGCTTCAAGTCCTAAACTTTTTAAAGTGGCAACAGTATCAGCAAAAGGTGTATTTGCTGCACCTAATTTTTGAATAAGTAAATCAATATTTTCTATGGGATTTCTTAATGCTTTACCAAGCTCCATTGCTGATTGAGCCAACTTATCAAATTGAGCACCTACTTGAGTACCAACAAGAGATAATGCAAATCCAGCTTGCCCACCTATTAATCCACCTCCAGCACCACCAGCAAAACCACCAGCAGAAGCAGCAAGTCCTTGACCAAATAACAGAGGGAAAGCTCCACCAATTAATGCACTAGAACCTACTTGATTTCTTATTCTCCTATCTTCAGCAGTT